CTGGTCCGCCTGGTCGCCGGTCCTGGTGTCTGGTCCGCCTGGTCGCCGGTCGCGATCCTTATACCCGACCTAAGCCGCGCGGCCGCCAATTCCTTTTGGGCGTTTCGCAGCTCCCAGGAAAGGGGAGACGCGGCCGCCACCCCGGCCGCGTCCGCGATCTCTCTTGTTTTGACTATTGATTGTTGGGTGGGGTGAGGTTTTGCCGGATCAGAGGGACTAGCTAGATCCGGCCCAAGAGGCTTGGAAGATGCAGCGAGCCGCGCCGCTTTCGCCTGCGCTTGAAGCTCTAATAATCGTTTGTTCGCTGCATGTAAATCAATAGCCATGATGTATTTCAATCATGGCCTACTGGCTATTAAGTGTTACCTATAGATGTTACCTAGGTGTTGCCAAACGATCTTTGATGGTGTACCCTTTTAGAAGAATACGATTTAAAGAAAGTTCCCGCTTCCTTTGATCGTTTGGTCTGCTACCGAGGGTGGTAACTCTTAACAGGTAGTAGACCATTTTTGTTTATGGTTCAGTCAATCAAGTGACGATCCCTCACGCATAATCAATAATCTCTCTCTACTCTAGCACAAACGTCTTATTTTTCGCACTCCCGGTCACCCTAATTAACCTAAAAAGGTCTTCCTAGAGAGAACTATACATTAGAACCCTCTTTTCTATGCCGATCCTGCGATCATTAGTCAAATAAGCTTCTTTGTGTTGGCCCTTGTTCTTTAGCTCTCTGCGCCTGCTTGAATGTTATGCTTGTAGGCGGCCTGTCAATTTCCGCGCCATCCAGCAACTCCTTAATGGTGAGAATCTGGATTACTGGGTAATCCCGGCCCCATCCTGGAGAGTGATAGAACCCGGCCTCGGCCGCTTCCCTGATCATTGGCCTGGATGGTTCCTCTAGCGTGATAAAGACCCCCATGACCGCTTTTTCCCTTTGAACCGTCCCTACTAGATCGCGTATATCCCGGCTGCTGACGTTTCCGCTTTTCACCTGGACAATGATCCGCTTGGTATTCCCGGTCTGATCGTCGATGAAAGCGATCACGCCGTCGATTCCTTTGTCTGCTCCTTTCTTGCCGCGCTTGCTGCCTTTCTTGCCGCCAGATGGCCGCGCCTTGACCAGTGACAACGCCCACCACTCAAATTGAAAGCGATCCCGTTTTGCTAGGTCGTAAGCACCCCGGGTCGATACCGGCTCCCCTTTAATTTCAAATTCAACCCCTGGAAACATTTCATTGATCCGATACTTCATTAGGGCAATAGATAAGTGAGTGATGTCGATGCCGATCCACCTCCTCCCCAGCTTTTGAGCTGCCGCTATTGTCGTACCGCACCCGCAGAAAGGATCAAGAACAAGATCGCCTGGATCACTACTGGCCGATATGATCCGCTCTAGTAGCTCCTCTGGTTTCTGAGTAGGGTAGCCAAGACGTTCTGCGTCAGAGCTGTGAAGTGGGTTAATATCTGTCCAAACGTTAGTGATAATTGAACCTTTTTGTTCCCTAAGGAATCTTTTTAGGGCAAGCCTTTTGCTGGTGTCTGGAGTTCCATCCTTCTTTTTGGGATAATAGATACGGCCCTCCTCATCGAGTTTTTGCATAGTATCTTTTTGATACCGCCATCCCTTTGCAGGATATGAATACCCTTTCCATTCGTACATCATGTTAGGTCGTGGATTAGGACTCGCCATATTATCTAACCGATATGGTCCCCTACCGTCACCGTCATCGTGACGGTAGAACTTTTCCACATAGTCTGGGTCATAGTCGCCATATCGCGGATGGAAAACAGAATCTTTAGATTTTGCGTACAGTAAGATAATGTCTGCCACATCTGAAAATTTGTACTTAGCGTCACTGTGGGCAGATTGCCTTTTCCATATCACTTCATTTCTGAAATTTATTGGTTCAAATATTGTGTCCAGGATCACTTTTAGGTAATGACTAGCCGTAGGATCACAATGCAAATATAGGCTCCCTGTTGGCTTTAATACCCTATGCAATTCCACGAGCCGCGCCGCCATCATGACTAGATAAGCCATCATCTGATTTGTGCCTATGAAATCGTGCATAGCACCGATCATTCTGCTTATGTGATCTGGATATTCTGTTACTAATTCGTGATATTGTGCGGCCGTCGAGTGATCCCAATGCCAGGTATCATCAAATGCCTCTATTTGTGCTTGTGATTCCTCCCCGCTTTCGTGCTTGAAAAGGACGTTATAGGTCCGCTTGGAATTGAAAGGAGGATCAAGATAGACCAGATCAACGCTTTCATCTGGTATGTAATCACGCACAATATAAAGATTATCTCCGTAGAAAAGCGTGTTTTTTGTAATCGGTTTAGTCATTCTGATTCGTCCAAGTTCTTAATAAAATCATCGATAAGGATTGCCCCTGTCGCTTCTACATCAAAATTAGCGGGCCATTTAGTGAAGGTTGCGTATCTAGCATTGTTCAATACGCACCTGCGTAGGTCCGCCTCGCTCAGGTCCGCCTCGCTCAGGTCCGCCCCGCGCAGGTCCGCCCCGCGCAGGTGCGCTCTGCCCAGGTTCGCCTTGACCAGGCTCGCCCAGCTCAGGACCGCCCCGCGCAGGTCCGCCCCGCTCAGGTTCGCCCTGTTCAGGTTCGCCTCGCTCAGGTTCGCCCTGCGCAGGTCCGCCCCGCTCAGGTCCGCCCCAATCAGGTCCGCCTCGCGCAGGTCCGCCGCACTCAGGTTCGCCCAGCTCGAGGCCGCCTCGCTCAGGTGCGCCCCGCGCAGGTCCGCCCCGCTCAAGCTCGCCCCGCTCAGGCGCGCCCTGATCAGGCGCGCCCCAATCAGGTTCGCCCCGTTCAGGTTCGCCTTGCTCAGGCGCGCCCTGCTCAGGCGCGCCCCGTTCAGGTCTGCCCCGCCCAGGTCCGCCCTGCTCAGGTCCGCCCCAATCAGGTCCGCCCCGCCCAGGTCCGCCCCGTTCAGGTCCGCAGCCCTTAGCACAATCACAGATCTGGGAAGATCAATCAGTCTTGATTCATGTAGGAAGCGTAAAACCTGACCTTTTCTAGTTGAATTTAAGCTACGAAGAACCGTCAATGTTCTTGCCCTTGCTATGCTTCGCTCTTCATCGTCGTCACCGGTTTTTTCTCGTAGATTATGTGTTAATAGCAGTTCTGCCATGCGGTCGTAGTAGTTCTCTAAAGTAATTTGCTCTTGTCTGTCCTTAGCAATTTCTCGATCCGCTTCTCTGGCCTTTTCGGCTATTTCCTGTTCGGCCTTTCTCGCCTGCTCTGCTATTTCCCGATCAACCTCTCTTTCTTCCAGCTCCCTTTTCTGTTGCGACTGTGCTATCCACGCAGCCCCAGCAGCAAGCATTGTAGGTACGATTAATAGGTCCAACCAATCCCAAACCGTTTTCTCGGCACGTATTATTTCGCCCGCGTCGTTTTTTATCTCCCCAAGTCCAAACCAGGTTGGGAAAGCATTTGGGAATATCACCATCAGGAGAATAATGATCCCACCTATCACGATGAGGATAGAATAGAACCAATTATTGGCTATCCAGTTCTTTGCTCGGCCGAGCCGACCAATCGTCTGCTCCTTGCTTTCTCCAGCCATCTGTCCCCCTAGAAAGGTCCCTCTTCACTGATTGACTGTAGCCATTCATTCAGCCAGGTCATGGCATCGTCATACTTGTTGGCTGGCAGCTCCCTGTAGGCAGGAACCTCATATCGTCGATATAGCTCCCCATAGACGCCGCCGTATTCGTTTCGACCGGTGGCCTTGCTCAGTGCCATCGCCACGGCTTTAACCGTCTGACTGATGTTTGCGGCTTGTGCGGCCGTTATCTTTCGACCAGGAGCAGATAGCTGGCTTTCAATGGCCTCCAGCCGCTGATCATGCTGTTCGATTCGGCTTTCCAGCAGTAATTGTTGCCGAGCCATCGTCATGATTGCCCGGCCCATTCGATAGGCTTGTGCTGATGGATGATCGCTGATCAGCAAATCGTCAAAAACAGGATCAGCTGTTAATCGGCCCTCTTGAAACGCTTCCCATAAAACTTTAGCCGCTTCACGTTGAAACCGCTCCAGTTTTGGCCTGACATCTTCACTTACTGTGGCCGTGCGGATTCCTGATAACCAGAGAGGAACCAGGTCCACCCGTAGCATATATGCAGTCTGGCGGCCGCCAGGGGTAGTCAAATTGGCTACCCCTTGGAAACCGTCGGCTAGAATGTCCTGACGACGGATGCGCCGTGTTTGAGCTTGTGTATCAATGCCCAGAGCGTTGCACATCTGCGCTACAGAAACATAAACATGACCATCGCTTGCACGCGCGGCCGTCAGCTCATCGCCGTAGAATTCGACTTGTTTTTGCTCGATTGGTTGTAATGCTTTATCTGTCATTTCTCCGCCCTTCCTGCCTTCACTAGAAAAGGCTAAAAACCCATGTAATCAATAACGTAATAATTGATGATACAACCACAAGAATGATGTTGTCCCAATTGCGTTCTAGAAAGCCCTGGTCTTTCCGACGATGCTTGGTAACTATCACTTTGCCGAAGTAGCCATAGGCATAAACATAAATAGTGGCGAGAGCGAAAATGACCCAGATACCAAACGCAATGGAGTAGTACTTATCATCTAGGGGGGAGGTAGACATTCTACTAAAAAGAGAAACTAGGCCAATAGGAATGGCACCACAAAGCATTAGCAAAGTGGGAAGAAAAAATATCCGGAAACGCGATCCGCGCCCCAGTAACTTTTTAATTTCTAGTAATAGGGCACGCCCCTCAGGATTGGGGGTAAGTCCATATAAACCGGTCGCGTTCTTGCGGAAGTAAATGTAGATAAATTCGCTCCTCCCCTTTTGATCAAGCACTGAAATAGTAAGGTGATTCAAGCCGTTTGGATTTTCGGAAGCTAGTTCGTCCAGACTATCATACTGGTAGGTATCGTCCTTCAAAGAAAAGCCAAATCCCCAAGATTCAATCAACTGAACGATATTCTCGAGTTCATCTAAGTGAATTCTTACTCCATAAATAGTTTGATCAAAGATGGTTTGTTCGGAGCGTTTCATACCTTGTATGCCTTTTGTAACGTTTCAATCTGCCCACTGGGGACTATTCAGTAAACATCCTCGCTTGGACATTTGTGGGCCAATAGCGAATAAATCATCCCGCTATCATCGACCCATGCAGTAAGATCGCACTTTCGACAACGCGCCTGGTAGCCGTTTGGACGGTCGTCATGGTCCTGGACCGGCTCAAAGCCTGTCAAATCATGACCACCGGCCGCCCCATTGACAGCGATCTCTAGCATACTTGATCGCGCTTTTTGTCCCAACATCCCCATCATGCCCCGTTACCGTTACCGTTTCCCCGGTCTAGTATCCGCTTGACGGTAGTCGCCTTGAATTCCTTCCCGCGCCGCGTGCGATGACCCTCCTCATTTAGCCGCTCCGCAATTTCCCGCAGGGACATCCTCAGGTCATCCCGCATGGTAGACACGTAGCCGGACACGAGCCGGTAATCTTTGACAGCCGCCCGCCTTTGTGCTTCCCGGCCCATTTCCCGGACGTCTTCCGTTAAGGTTTCTGGATTGCCTAACTTGACCCCTTTCGCCTTTGCCGCCGCTAACCCTTCCCTGGTCCGCTTGCTGATCAGCTTTGCTTCCTGCTCCGCCACGGCCGCCAGAATGTGGATTGTGAAATTATCGACTGACGGCATATCCACGGCCACGAACTTGACCCCGCTTTCCATGATCCCGCTGATGAAATGGACGTTACGCGCCAGACGGTCAAGCTTTGCGATGAGGAGGACCGCATCATTTTCCCGCGCCGCCTGGATAGCCGCCGCCAGCTTAGGACGCCGCCGCTTGTTGGTCCCGGTTTCGACTTCCATGTATTCGCCTGGAGGAGAAATAATTTCTAGCCCATTGTCGCCCGCATATTTCTGGACCGCCGCCTGTTGTGCGTCCAAACCATGACCGTGATCCCCCTGCTTTTTGGTGCTGACCCGGTAGTATGCAATCGCCTTTTTTGTCATTTCTATCCCCTTGCTTTGTGTTTGTAACATCTTATTGACGTCCGTTTCTAAGTTGTTACACTTATTTTACCCGACAAAAAGGGGGTCTGCAAGAGAAAAACTGGCGATCTGTGGCATCAGTTCACCCCGATCATTGTTGGCAGCGTGCGGACCGTCTGAATGCTTGCCCAGTCAACTGCAGGATCGCGCTCTACTTCGGATACCTGATACGCCTGGCGCATGTACGGGATCTGACATTCAAACCGCCTTGCTGGCATTCTACCAGAAAAGCAGCGGCCCTCCTTTCCTCCGCTTAGGTATGTGATCTCCACTATCGTTATGAATATATCTTGATCGATCAAGATCCCTTACTCCTCTTGCGATAGTCACGCATGTAAGCCGCCAAACGTGTCTTGACCGCGGGGCGGGAAACATACGCCTTATGCACTGCCCCCTGGCACGCTTTGCAGTAGGCTTGACGGCCGTCCTTGCTCGCTTTCATTCTGTAAAATTCTGTAAGAGGCTTAGAGCGGCCGCACTTGCTACACTCTTTCAATCCTTGATCCATTTTCAGCACCCTTACGCCTTGCATAAGCGCGCCTGTTGTTTGCCTTGCGCTTGCACTGCGAGCCGCAATATAAGGCGTCTTTACGCTTTCCCTGCAGGGAAGCACCACAAACGACACAGACGCGCCGCCGCCGCTTTACTTGCGCCCGTTTTGGGCGTGTGTAGGGCGGGTGAACCGCTCCTCTACAAAGCGTTCTGCGTTCTGTGCCCCAGCCGCCGCCGATCTTTCGGGCAGCTCCGCTCTTATGGCCTCTAAGGTGCGCACCAGCTCCGCATGCGTCGATTCCCTGTTAGCAGTGTGAGCCGCACTTGTCTGCATGGCTCTCAACTCCGCCGCCTGGCTCGCGGCCGCGTGCGAGAATGCGTTAATCCTGTAAATGTGGGCAGCCGCGAAGTTACCCGCGATCCCTGTGATGATTAGCAGACCGCCAATGAGGCTAAACACTGTCTCGACAGTGCTATCCAACTGCGCATTGATTAGCGGAGTAGTGAGGGCAAAATAGATAACCGTAACGACCAGGCCGCCGCCCATTGTAAGCCAGGCCGCTATGCTTGACACTGCGATTTGCGCGGCCGTGTCTGCGTCATTTGCTCGCAACCACGCCCAAACCAGGCTCGCGATCTCAAAGCATAAGACGCCGACCAGGGACGCCAACCAGGGCGAAAGATTGCCAACCAGGAACGCAAATGCATCTCCGGCAAAGCGATAGAAAAAAGCCGCGCTTGTCAGCGCGGAGAGGAGAACCAAAACGCCGCCAAACAGAACGCTAACGGCCCGTGAGGTTACTGGCTTCTGGTGATCAAGGGGAGAGTCAAGATCGAACATTGTAAGACGCGCCTCCAACGCTTTGACCACAGGAGACGCCGACCGTACAATGTGCCTGGTGACCGCCTCCAACGGTCGCCCACGCCGCAGGATAATACTCTATCGCTGCGGCACTTTTTGTTATTGCACCCCATTATAAGCCAATATGCATTCATTTGCACCTATTGCACGTTCAACTGAATGATAAATAACCTTATGGGCATTCATAACTGAAGGGTATAAGCTTAAATGCATGCCTACAGTCAGCGATTTTAGAGACGCTTACGACGTTCAACCCAACACGATCCGTACCTGGACCAGTACATTTGCGGAATTTCTATCAGATGGCGCAAACCCTCCAAAGGGTGAGCACCGCTCCTATACTGACGATGACGGCCGCGTGATCGATCTAATCGCGACCATGCGCAACGAACAAAAATCCTATGAGGAAATACGCGCCGCGCTTGCCGAAGGTGACCGCGGACAGTGGCCACAACCGGACACCCAGGACGCCCAGGACAGGAAAGAACGCGACCAAAACACATTTGCCTTGGTCACTCAATTAACCGCTAGGGCGGCATCACTAGAAGGCGAATTAGGTGCAATAAAAGAGGAACGCGATCACCTGCGAAACCAACTGCAGGATGCACAGGCCACTGTCCAGGATGCTCAAAAACGCGCCGTAGAGGCCGAAACAGAATTAAGGATACTAAGAGAGGTAACTAACAAGGAAACAGCCGCCCAGGGTGAAAAAACAAGCTTCTGGCAACGTCTTTTTGGACGTTAGACCCCATAGATGGTATCAGGAACCAATGGGCGGGCATTCGCGCCCAAGGAGACAGACTATCATGCTAGACAAAAATGTTAGTTCGGCTCAATTGAAAAGGGTTCGTATATTACCTTTCCTAGCTCAAAATCGTCATAGTAATCATATATCAGGTCATCTATTTCGGCGGCTTGGTCCGTTCCCCACCAATTATTTGTGGCATCAATATCGCATCCGCTGAATGTCCTAACCTCTATTATGAGATTTGTCAGGTTATCTTGAAAATTGTTATCTTGCAGGATATTGCCACAACTCACTTTAATCAATGGAGTTGTAGTAAAACCCCCAGATCCCAAATTACTCTCTATATGATTTGATTGAATTAAGACATTACAATCCTGATTGTCCGTGCAACCAGTCTTTATTGCTCCCCCAAAATTGCCTTCAATTACATTGCCAATTACTTGAATAGGCGACTCTTCTGAACCACCAAACAAGAATAGAGGTACCGTCTCATTGTTGTAAAATGTGTTGTTTCTGATCATGATGTTCTCGCCATTAGCAGTCACAGCTCCAGTAACATTACCGCTTCGGGTGCCCTCAATATAATTGTTTTCGAATATTACTCTTTCGTTTAGGATCGCCTTTGCCTTGTTACCTATAAACTTCCCATTTCTGAATGTGACTGTATGTCCTTGGGCAGCACCTATGTTCAAAGATACGCCTACAATACCCTGCAATGTAATCCCATCCAATTCAGGTTGAGCCCCTACTACCCTGAGTGCGCCATCTACACTTGAAGTGGATGTAGTAACAGATTCAATTATCAGGTCTCTTAATGAAGAGGTATTACCGCTCAGTGCCCTGATTTCAATTCCACCGCCATCAAACCTGACGGGTTTCCCCTCTGTGCCGTGGGCGATTAGCGTGCCATCAACTCGCATATAACCGCCAAACCTAATCTCGACATTTTCAGGAATAGATAGTGTCACGCCTTCCTCAATGAGGACATTCTCGCTTTCGGTTCTATAAAAGCAACCACTAGTCATCTCTGTGTCTGAAGAGATTATCATCGGCAAGCTGCCACAATTGGCTAGAGATGGTGTCGGAGAAGGTGTGGCCGTGTTTGTTGCAGTCGGCGTACTGGTTGGCGTATTCGTCGGTGCGTCGGTAGCCGTGTTTGTTGCAGTCGGCGTACTGGTAAATATTGAAGTAGGCATCCTGGTGGGTCCATCTTCACTACCAATGACAATGGGAAGATATGCTCCTGGAGGCAAATTGTCTGCATTAAGTAATCCAAAAGTTACTAGACCAAATACTACCAAGCCAACAAAAATGGGTAGAACTCGCTGCATATCACCTAGCCGCCTGGTAAACTGAAATAACCACTACTTTGTGACCTTACCATGGTATGGGTTCTGACAGTAGTGACAAAGGTCATATATCTAGTAGCATTCCTTAGCGTATATCTACAGGTCTGCGTTCCCGGTGCCCGCACAGGGGCGTGTCTACTACGCGGCACGCCCCTGCAGAAAAAAGAAGATTAAGTGGTATCCAATAGCGAGCTCCACTTCGCTCACTCGCTATTGGTGGTTTAGTAAATCCGGCCGGCCGTATGCAGTAGCTTGCAGCTCGTCCGACGTAAGCGATCTGCGCTCATGGCTATGCTCTATTGCCACTTTAGTAAACTGCTTGTGCCGATCCTGGTCCGCGGCGACGGCCGCCAGCTCCTCGAATCCCATCATGGCTGCCTTTTCCCCGATCGCATGGCGATCCCAGATCCCCTCCCAAAGATCTCCAAACCGCATAAGGATCTCGCACTGTGCGAGTAGCTTGCCCTGGTACGCCTGATCACCTTCTGTTAGTTCTGGTCCCGGCTCTATACCCTCATTTCGACGCAGAATGAAATCTAGAACACTAGCATCATCTTCATCACCTGACAGTAAGTAGTCGATTAACCCGCCAAACCTGGTCAGAAGATCCGCGGCCAAAACCCGATCCGCCTTGGCCGCGATCTGATCCTTGATTTGATCTATAGGAACCGACCATAGGGGCTTACGCGGCCGCAGGCACACCAGGGCGTTGCCAAGCATCATGCTGGCTGAGTCTGTGTCGGTTCTAGCATTGTGCCAGCTATACCAATGCCACATTTCCTTGGACGGTTTGCGGGCGAAATCAAGCGGAGTGGGTTTAGGTGGTTCCTTGCGAATAAAATCAAGTAGGGCGGGAGGAAACGGCCGCTTATCCTCAAAGCCATAGAAGAGGTTAAAGAGGATATCTGATAGATCGCAGAAATCGTCGATGGATAGCCCATCAAGCGCGTTCTGATACTCCTTGCGTTCAATGTCGCGCTCAATGGACTGCAAGATCTCGTCATCTTCCAGGTTTATCAGTCGCGTATTTATGCTGGTCATAAATCACCTCTAATCGTTCTATCCGCTCTAATAAATCATGCTTTTCCTTGATACGCAGGAAGCGATCAATGATCGCAACAGCTGCCTTTGTCCGCGCTGAAGATGATGCGCTTTTGTCCTGGTGGATCTCCGACAATGTGTCAACGGCCGCTAACAGCTCGCCAGCCAGGCGCGCCTCGATCCGGGATAAGATACGATCTTCCTTGCTGGCAAGTGCCGCCCTAAAATCAGGATCCCGCAGCCACTTGTGGACTGTCTTTCTAGAGACACCAACGCGATCGGCCGCCTCCTGAACCGTTGAGCACTCTATCAGCGCGCTTATTCCTTTTCGCTGTTTCCGTGAAAGTGTAACCTTGGCTCCCATTTTGTAACCCCACCTTGATCGATCAAGCTTGCATCATGGCAATCAAAATCTCATGGATCTCTTGCTGCCTGAGCACCTTTTCGTTTTGCGCCTCGCTAAGAACCGCCAGTTTGGCCCTGGCCTTGCGCAATTGCTGCAGCTCCTCGTGCCTATGCTCCGTGAAATTAGTAACCCATGCTGGCACTGGCGCATAGGCGATACCCTCTAATCGCACGACTTCATCTGCCAAGGGCGCGCGTTCCTTGCTCAATGCCTCCATGTCCTTTTGAAGGAGATCTGCCTCAAAAAGGAGACGGCCAAGCTCCGATTCCCTATCTGGCTCATCCCCTAACCCTTCAAGAAGCAGCTCCCTAAACCGGTGGTGTAACATGATCTCCCCATCCCTTTCCTGGCTCATCCAGGAGAAACACACTCCAAGTGTGTTTTATTTAATTGCACTTTCCAGTGCGGCTTGACTCTCCCCGCACCCATTCAAACATACGGCAGCCCTCAGAAGGGGGCAAAAAAAAATTAATCTTACCCCATATAATGCCGCTAAGTTTTTTCCGACCCATGATAATCACGCGCTCATGCAGTCATAGGATGCCAGAAATCCACGGCAGACCTGGCCCTTAGTGACCGCTTTGGGATTGCTTTGTAATACGTCTCTCCTGGCCGCCTTTCATACGCCTTCCACGCTTGTGCCCCATTGTCAAAGTACCGCCGCCGGGAAAGAGGATCACCGCCGCCGTCAGTGCCCCGCGCCCCATATAACACAAGGTTCACTGCTTTGTTGATCTTCTTTTGCCGCCCATAAGGCAATGCTTCGACTGTGGTTTCGTAAGTGTTTGGGAGCGTATTCGCTATGTATTCCTCGCCAGAACGGCCGTACTTGCCGCTATGGTCTGTATGTATGTAAACGGCCCGACCATGCGCCCAGGCCGCCTCCTGGTGGCTCTCCTGGTCCGCCTGGCCACGCAGAGAAATATTGCGCCGCGGCTTGATGCCGGCCGCCCTGTAATAGGTTCGCTGAGTCGATTCCGCAATCCCTGTAGCCTCTCGAATGGCTGCCTGACTGATTGGTCTATTGTGCTTGCGGCCGCCGAGCCACCCCGCCAGAACGGATGCCCTGTAGTGGTGCATTCCCTGCGTGAAATCTGCGGCCGCTAAGGCTACCGGACGCCCTCGCAATACATCACCGTCCAGGGCGGCAATCACCCTCTTTGGAGAGTAACGATAGAGGATTGTATTGCCGTCTTGGTCCTCATGTCGTTCCCAGGCGATCCCCTCGCCTTCATTCAGTATTTGGCGCAAACGTCGCCAGCCAAACACCCTTAGAGGAGACTCCGCAGAAGTTAAGTGATCGCGCAGCTCACTAACTGCGATCTTTCCTGCGTTGCCAGGCTCCAAATGCTTGACCAGATGATAAACAACGGAAACAGGATCTAGGCCGCGCCTGTGGAAGAGAACTGCCAAACTAGGATACATCTTGATCGATCCCGGTCCTGGTGTCTGGTCCGCCTGGTCGCCGGTCCTGGTGTCTGGTCCGC